ACTTTACCAACTCTAGTTTTGCAGGCTTCTTATTTATTGCCCGATATTCTTTCACTATCATAATCAATTGCTCCGCCAGGGTCAGCGCCTCTGCCTCTGTCAATTTTGCAATCTTGCAAATGACATCGGGCATTCCAGCACGGACTTTATCTAGGCGACTTGCAGCATCTAAATGCTTGAGAGCATCAACACTGGCAAATTCTTTGAGTCCTGCAAGGTCAATCAGATTCACCTGGTCGGTGACATCTTCCAGCAGGTCTAGGTTGGCATCTCGTTCTTCAAGGTAGATGGCAAATTCCCCATCGCCCGTGGCGTGGACGCTAAAGAGTGGCTCTCTATGTCTCATTTGCGCTCCAATGCCTGCTGCATCTTCTTCTGGCTAGAATCCCATTCCTGGGCCTGCTTAATGGCCTCATCCAGCGGGCTTGCGTCGTATCGTAGAACCGCCACGATAACCCCTAGAATCCCCGCTAAAGCGCCAATAATGACTATCTGGTCCATATGGACCCCCTTTCGTTTGGCGTAAGTATGGCCTACGCCCCTGACAGCCTATGGGCGACACGCCGATGGGGTCAATCTAGGGTTGTATTGACACTGTATGGACAAGGTGCTTTAATTGTCTTATCGGGCGAAGCGTAGTAGCCCAGAGAAACGGAAGAAGAAAATGGTCAGCACAACACGAATCACAAGCAATGTAAAAATTTCAGAGTTTCCTGAAATGGCAGATGCTTTACTAGATGCTTACAACAATAACAGTCAAAACCGTTGGGCAATTCTTGAGTTACTTGCAAAGCAAACAGAAGCAAAGCAAAACAAATTTTGGAAGTTTTATGATGCTTTTGTAGCCGAAAAAAACTGTGTAGTTATGGAGCAAGACAGTCGCATCGGTCTTATCAATCGCTTTTCTCCAAAGGCAGGTGCATAATCGTGGCACAACAATTTGACTGCGGTTTATTTGACCACACACAACGCACACATAATTTCAAAGCAACTAAACAACAGGCTGGTATTTACATCACCTGCTGTGGCGATGAAATCAAGTATTTCACATCGACAGAGTTCGGATTGTCAGATTCATTCGGTTGGTACATCACACAAGCCAATGGTAGTTTCAATGGCGACCGTTTCCAGACTCTTGCAGAAGCAAAAGAATATCTTACTCGCTACCACACAGTAAAGGTAGGTGCATAACAATGGCTAGAGCAGCGAAAACAAAGAACAATGCAGAACGCGATTTGATAATGCAGGGATTCTACTGGGCAACTGTTCGGTACTATCATTACAGCAACGGAGTTATTGACACTGACCGCATTGAAACATACAAGGGTCTGGTCAAAGAAGATGAAGGTACCAGCATCATCTGGTGCCATCGCAAAGGTGCAAGAACCAGATTCCTGTCAACAATCCTTACAACCAAAGCCCGTTTGATTTCAATTGAAAGAATGGAGATTGCATAATGAGAACAGAACAAGAACTGCTAGAAGCGCTAAAGAAGAATCGCGCAGAGCGAATTCGATTACTAGGAATGCAGGAAAAGAGCCAGTTGATTGGTCTGATTGAACGCCTTGGTCACTTCAACCTGGTGGATGAGGACATCGCCTGGCTTGAGCAGCGAGTCACTAAGGTCGGTGCATAATGCTAGACGTACTCTTTGGAATGCACCTTGGCGGCTGGAAGGCATATGTCCAATTTTGGTTTTGGACAGGTCTTGCTTTGATTATCGTTCTACGCTGGATGAAAAGGAATATGCGATGAGCGCAATGGGCAATTACTACTTAACTCTGCAAACCGATGCAATTGATTATCTTGCCGAGCAAGGCATTGATAAAGAATCACTTTGGGATGTTTCAGAAGATAGTTACCACTTTGTTGTGGCTCTTGCTGAGATGCACCGCAATGATGTCAGCATTGACACCATCAAGCGCATTATGAGCGAGGCGCATCTATGAGCGCGATGAGCAACTTGCATCTGCAACTGACAATCGCGATGGAACACACCGCTGACAAACTGCGCGAAGCCACCAATGATGGCAGTGGCGAGATTATGGAAGCCACCTGCAATACCGCAATTGAACTTCTTCAAGTTTGCGCTAATGCTTTTGCCGAAGTTCGTGAAGGGTCCAGCAATGGAAATTAGAAGATGCCCTAAATGCCATCAGATTGATTGGCAGCAAGGTTTTCATATCCCCTGCAACTGTAATCGAAAGGAGAAGAAATGAAGAAGATTCGCTCCGTCCGTGTTAGTGATTTGCTTTGGCAGAAGGTAAAAGCCAAAGCCAAGGCAGAGGATAAAACTGTCAGCGAAGTAATTACTAACGCGCTGCGTGACTATGTAAAACCTTAGAAATAAAAGAAAATCCCCTACACAGGAAAGGTGGCTGTGTAGGGGTTTTTCCTATCGCTAGGGGTAAAGATTATTGTTTATCTTGATTGCGTTTTATTTCGGCAAGTTCGGCGGCAATACTTGCATATGCTGCCAAATCTACGAAAGTGTCATCTTTAGAGTATTCGAAGTTTTGTTGCAGTCTGGCAATCTTCACCAGCGCCATACAGATTGCAACCTGCATTGGCGATACATCTGTCCCAAGATAGGCAGACCACAAGACTGCAATTCTTCTATGGTTCTCATAAGGTGCGCCGTAATCTTCTTGGCGGTCACCATACATCAGCCTTTCGGCTTCTTTAAGAACTTCCCCCCGTTTCATAAATTATTCCTCTTCGTCTAGGTCCTCAAGTTCGGTGTAAAGCGCTTCTTCGGTTTTCTTATCCTCAACACGTTGAGCATACTCACCAAGACCAAGAGCAGATAAAACAAATGCAACTGCTGCTTCGGTTGGCATCTCTGGTGAGATGGCTGAAACTAGCAGAGCAACTGCCGATGAGACAAAGGCTGCAATGCGAGCAGGATTGTTATGAATAAATGTTTTTAACTTTTCCATTCTTACTCCTTGAACTTAGGTCTGCCAAATCCCACAATTGAGACTGGCTCCCGACGCTTCAATCTGAATCGCCTGGTTTTCTTATAGGTCCGAGTCTTAAAGACAACCATACCGCCATTTCGTTGGTCGCCTTTAGAATCTCCTGAAGTATTGCCTTCAATTGTATGGACAATGCCTTTGCGGGCTTCCACGCCGATGACGATGCCAATATGACTAATCCGCTCGACTGCATCACCTGGGAAGTCAAAGAAGGCAAGGTCGCCTGGCTCTGGCTTGGCGGTGGCGGCGTCCTGCCAACGCTTACGCGATTGGAATGACTGCGCCCCTGCCGATGTGAGGATTACATTGGGGATGACTAAGCCAACTTTCTTGGCGCACCACATAATGAAACTGCCACACCAAGGCAGATAGTTGGCGCCCATTGCCTTGCCAAATTTTGTTTCATTTTCTTTCGGTCCTTCAACATAGCCAACTTCGGCCCACGCTGCTTGAATAAATTTATCGCGTTGATTCACTTGCGAGTGCGCCTCTGCTTTGTCAGCAATAGCCCATAAATCTCATCAACGCGCTCTTCTAGGCGATTAACTTGGTCCTTTAGGCTGGTGCCAGAGTTCGGCTTTAGTTCTGCTAGGTAATGTTGAACTAACCATTTAACACCAATGGCAAATGAGCCAATAAGTGTGCTAACGGCAACGGCGATAGTTGCGATGTCTGCTGGTGTCATCGGTGTTTTTCTCCTTCAGCAAGACGCCAATTTCTTCAAAGGCGTCTATATGGTCATCAATTGTTCGGTGTATCGGAAAGATTTGCGTTACTAAGTCCATTTTCTAACTTCTTTATCTTGGCTGCCAAGATTGCATTCTCTTGAGCCATTGCCCCGATTTGTTGCCTCATTGCTGCCAATATCTCATTGACATCTAGTTCTTCATTCATTTATTCCCCCTGTTCAAGCGATTCAATTCTAAGAATCGCATCTTTGAGCGCTCCAACAATATATGGAATCAAGTTGGTTGTTGAAATTGATTGATACTCTGGGTTTCCATCGGCATCAATAGCATCTTTGGCGCCATTGACCATATCTGGGACAGTTTCAGCGTATTCGTGAGCAATGAATCCAATCTCTGTTTTGCCTGGATTGTTGTTCATTTCATACGAACGAACCCGCAGATTCTTGATAATGTTTGTTCCTGCTGTGTAGTCTTGAATGTTGTTCTTCAAACGATAATCAGATGTGCTTCTAAATGATGGACTGCCAGCCGATGATGTTTGGATACCACCAGCATCAGAACCGTTATACACAAGACGAATAAGTTCTGCTGTTCCACTTGCATTGAAACGATGTGCAAAAATTGGAATTTGATTATCACGCCTCGCAATTACTGCGCCACTTTGTGGAATATAGGCTCCAACTGTCTGCGCGGTACTGGTTGTTTCATACGTTCCCGTGTAGAAAGCGCCACTTGCTACGCTTAAATCTCCGTTGACTCCAAGACCATTGCTATCAATGGTTACGAATCTAGTTACGCTTTGAGCAATGGATACTGCGCTTGAGCCAACAAACAATTGAGGA